CACCATCAGCAGTAGAGAAAACAAGTTCCATACCTACTTCAAAGTTAGTTACATCTTCAGCTTGTTTAAGCTGTAAAGAAGTACCAGTAACTGAAGCAGAAGCTTGTCCGATAGAACCAGAACCACTTCTGTACATAGCGATAGCTAGTGAACGAGTGATGCTATTGATAGCTCCATCAATCTCAGTAGTAGCAGCTTCCATAAATGCAGCTTTATCACCTTTTGAAGCTTCAAGAGTCTCGTTGTCGATTGACGCAAGAGCGTAATCTTTATCACGAGTCAATACGAAGTCAGTGATTTTAGAAGCAGTTTTATTAGCTTGGGCAGTCGAGAAGGAAGCAGAGCGACCTTGAGGATTACCATAGATAATTGGGATTGGTAGGTTTTTTCCGCCGAAATCTTCACGTTTAGCCATCATAGCTAGTAAAGGGTTATCTTTGTAAACCATGTTATAAATTTTTTCATCTGTGTAGTACTCTTTAAGAGCACTTGCAAATGACGTTAAGTCAAGAGAAGCCATTTTATATCTCCATTAGATAAGGTTAGTGTTATTGTTTCTATTTATGACATTACTCTGTCAGCTTAGTCTTCAATCCAGCGAATCAATTTCGCGGCCTCCAACTTTGCCTCATCATCACTTAAATGTCGGCTACCAGTTGTAGATGTTTGCGACTGGTCATTTGATAGTGTTACCGATTCCTGCTTTTCTAATGGCTTAGATTCTGTAGCCTTATTTTCTTGGGCTTCCAGCAATTTTCGGACCTTTTTAAGTTTGGACCGTTTTTTCGCTTCATCATATAGATACTCTTCAGTTAGCTCTGTAGCGGTTTGAACGTCTAAGACATCCCCGCTTTGCTCAAAATGTTGTGATATAACATTATAGACTAAGTCTACCGCATCATCGCCCTCGACGCTAAGCATCTCATATTTGTCTTCCATGCTACTCACATGCTGTTCAATTTCACCTTTAAAATTATTAATAGTTTGCTCATGCCTAGATTCAACCTCTCTGGTCTCCTTCTCTGCAAGCTGGGCCTTTAACTCTTCAAGCTCAGACCGCAAGCTTCTATCTCTCTCTTCTAGCATTAACTTCGTCTGCATCTCTAAGGGTAATTTGCCCTCATTCAACATGATATCCGTTAACACATCGTACCCTACACCCATTTCTTCTAATGTACCTAAAGGGTCCTTTCGCAGTCTAGTCTCTAAAGGAATCTTTACTTCCTCAGGCTCTCTCGTAGCCTCCAACTTAGACTCCAACTCACTCATGCGCTCATCTAACTCGCGCTCTCTTTGTCTTAGTGCCTTCTCCTTGCGGGAGAGAGCAGCAAACTTCGAGGAGAAAAGCTCGTCATTTTTAGCGTCCTCCGTACTCTCTTCACCCTTTTCCTCACCCTTGAGCTCCTGCTCTTGGCTAAGTACTTCTTCGGCCTTAATACCCTCTACTGGGGCCTGTTCAGCCTCGGCTCCTGTCGTAACATTCGTCGTAGCCTCTGAGTTATTCATGCTGTTTAATACATCTGATGCACTTACATTTGTTGACAGACTTTGTCCGCCACCGGATTCTTCCATTTTTTCTCCTCACGTTATGCCCATAATCGGGCGCAGATAAACTGCATTATTCAAAAAGTAAATTCGTTAGCTAGGAATCTCTCCTCCGCCCTCTGGGAGCATAGCAGGGTCCAAGGCCTCGACTTCTCCAGGGGCAGCCACCGCAGCCTCCTGCTGAGCCGCGAGCATATCATTCTCTGTCTGCGCCTGCTCTTGCTGAAGCTCTTGCGCCGCATTAGCTTGCAAAGTTCTAGCATCATCAATCCAGCGCCTAAAAAGCTCAAGCTTACTATCTGGAGCACCTTGGCTTCTATAAAGCAGATAAGCATCTTGCAGCTTCTGCATACCCAAGGCCAGATTCTGGTAAGGCTCAGGAGTCTCATACTCCCCTTTATCAATAAATTTCTCTATCAAACGGTCTATATCCTCGCCCGGAGCCAGTCTAAAGCCATAGTAGCCTTGCAGGTCTGGAAAGTCTAAAAGCTTAAGAGCATCTTCCTGAGCAATAAAACCCGCAGTCATTAGCTCCTGTACATCGTCCATGCGTGCAGCGGGAGATGAGCTAAGAGCAGAGACAGGGTAAAGTTTCATTACATACTGGTCATTGTCCAGGGAGATGTCTTTCCATTTAATAGCCGAGAATGTGTCTCTATTAGCAAATTTAACCTCAAACTTAGGGTCTTCTTCTGCAATGTCCTTAGCCAAGTCAATCATAATCTTTGCAGCGTCTAGGAAGGCCTGCTCATATCTTTGCATAACAGATAGGAAGCGCTCAGACTCAAGGTCATTATATATACGCATAGCCTTACCCGAATTTAGGCCTGCAGGCTTTTGAGACATAGCACTAAGTTGTGAGATGCCCGCAATGCTATAGGCTCTATCATACAATCGGTCTAGGTGCGTAAAAAGCTCCTGTGGAATAGTCCCAAGCTTACCTTCCTCCGGCTTAGTACCAGAGTACTCAATAATTCCACCAATCTTATTATCTAGATGTGCAGCATTAACCTTTGAGCCCATTTCGACGAATACTTTAGGTACAGAGACTAGGTGCATACTTACCTGAATAGTCCGAAGTATCTTATTTATCTCTAGCTGGGCGCCCATAAGCTGTTCTGTAAGTCCTTGGCCGAAGAAGCCTAGTGGACGCAAGCCCCATCGCCAGAAAACGAAAGGGAAATAGTCCTTTTTATACTCTTCTTCAAAAAGAGTCGTGGAACTAAGAGTAATCGCATGTTTACCATCCTTAGCTTCTGGTCCACTCGGAAGTCTCCAGGATTCTACGACCACGACCATATCCACATTATTGGGCATAGTGATACCCAACTTGCTAGGTGGTTCTTTACTGGCCATATCAATGGCTTTGTCGTTTCCAGGGAACATCTCTTTTAAGACGTCTTTATGAATAAATTTTCGTTGGTGCATCTGTCGAGGATGCCCATATATAGACTCATTATCGTCAATTACAATCTCATCAATAAATACGCGTTCTACTTTAATCTTCCCGTTTTGGCGAAAGATTTTTAGAGCTCCGGTTCCGAAAATGCAGGAATCCAGGAAGGCCAGCGCCGATTTTGCGTAAAAGTCGGTAGATTGATAGACTCCCTCAATAAATTGAGTTAGGCGCTTTGCCTTGCGCTGCTGCGAAAAGTCTCCGCCATCAGTTAAGAACATAGGCTTAGGCTTATTCTTAGTAACCTTAGAAACTACGGTATCTACCATACTTTGAACTACGTTCATAGTCACACGATTGAGCGTAGAGCCGGAGCTCTCAGCCTTGGCAAATTGGTAGGACCTTAAAGTATTAAAGTCATAATTGCCATAAATCTTCATGTATTTAAAATTAAGAGTTCTGCGATAACCTTGATTATCGTCTAAGTGGTGGAGAAGGGCAGACACAGACTCAAAGGTCTTATCTTTCTTCTCTTTCCACCAATAAAAGTGATTGGAATTATTATCGTCCATCTAGCATCCTAGTTATTTGAGCTCCAGAATAATAAGTCATCTTCTTCTTCTTGGGCTTTATCATCCCGACTCTTCTTCTCTTCTGGAGACATAGGTTTATTGGTTTTAGCTACTGCTTGCTCGATTGGGGTTTGTACTTCAGAGGCACTTTGTAATATGCCGATATGTGATATTTCTACGTGTATATCGCCTACTTTTACACTAGATAGTCCATTTTCCTTGGCCCAGACTATAAATTCTTTGAGTTCGTCGATTTCTTTAAACATCCTCACCTCGCTAAGTAGGGTAAACCGTTAGTATTCGTCCGCGTAGGGGTCAAAATCATCACCCCAGCCTTCGTGCTCTTGCTCAAGCTCTTTCTGAGCCTTTAACTTCTTCATCAATTTCTCGCCTTCTATACGCTCCAGCTCGTCCATATAGGCATCTGAGCCGAAAGCAGGCTTCTTCTCTGGAGCCTCGTACAAGAAGTGGCGGCACTCACGCCAAGCATAAAGGATTGCATCTCCAATATCTGTGTGATAAGACTCAGAAATCTTAGGCTTCCCTTGCTGGCTGTAGTCCCAAGATACGAGCAGGCTATCCTCCTGGAAGCGCGAGTCGGGAAAAGCCTTGAATCGAGCAGTCCTCAAGTCATCATTTAGAAGCTCGATAAATTCTAGCTTTCGCTGCTTTTCCGCCGCATGAATAGAGATGCGGTGGCGCTGGCGTATCTCTTCTTGAATCTTCTTACCTAAGGCACCAGCATCCATAACCATCTTTACGGGGTTATATATATCTCGCAGACTCTCTATCTGCTCCACTAAGTCCGAGATTGTTTGCTTCTCAGTAATTACCTCTTGGACTAGGTATACATCCTTGCTATCGTAGCTATACCCTAAAACAGCTATAGCATCTGCATCTACGTACCCAATATCTACTCCTATGACGTAGTTTAAATTCTCCGGCACAGAGTCGTATATATTCACATTCTTATTAAATTTATAGACTAGCGAGTCTTTATCTTGGACCCACTCACCGTAGTACTCTCGGCGTATACTGGGGTCTTTCTTACTAATTCCCCGCCTTTTGCAGCGGTCTCCAATAATATCCTCCACCTCTCGATTAGACTTTATCTTAATCCAAGGATTATCGTGAAGAGTCCAGGCGTGGTGTGACCAGGCATCATTGTGCGCTGCATCATGGAAGTAGCCCGTAGGTACAGGCCCCGGTGTACCAATTAGGATTAGGGAGCCATCATAATCTGTTAGGGCAGGCTCCAAGATGTCATCCACTAGGTGCTCAATGTAGGGCCTAAAGGACTGACACTCATCAATGTATATCTTGCGCAGCAACATTCCGCGAAACTTTTCGATGTCAGATTCATCCTTCGCTCCAGAGACGTAGATTACGTTCTTATTCGGCAAAGTTAGACTTAAGTCTACCTTGTCTTCCTTTGCATTCAGTTTAAACTTCTCATTAATCTCTAGTAAGGCGCGCCAGATAATACGTTTTGCAGAACGTCGGTTTAGAGTAATATATGCAACGTCCCCAGGCATAGTTAAGGCTGTATGCATTAAATCTACCGCACAAGCCATAGACTTGCCCGCTCGACGAGAGCAGACCGCAGTCTTAAATTTAGCTGGGTCCGAAACAAAGGTAAGCTGCTTGTCAAAGCAGTAATCCTTTAGTTCAAACTTTTCGACGTTGGCCCTTCTGCGAGCCTCGTCTAAGATACTACTCTTTTTTTGCTTTGCCACGCTTAACCTTAGTCTCCTGCTCATCAATCTCGATGTAGGCAATATTTGGGAAAGGAACTATGATATTCAAGTCCGCGTGGCTAATCTTTACTCCTATGCTAGGCATCAATTCTAAGCCTACATCCTTCATCTTCATATTAGGATAAATAGTCTCCACATGTTTTCCAACTTTTACTGCTTGGTATACTTTAACTCTAGTAATATTCATCTTACTTCTCCATATCCGGCACAGAGCCGCGAATAAGCGGACAACCGCTATAAATTTTAGTTGAACTTCCAAATAGGCCTTGAGTAGAGCTAGACTCTCTCTTATCAATTAGACTCTGGCTACACTTTATCTGTACGGTATAATCCGCAGTATTAGAGTCCAGATTTTCTCGCCCGAAGAGCCACCATTCATTAACTACGCGAGCCTTGTAATCTGAGAGCTTTAGGCCTATGCGTCTTGCTGAGCGAGTCTCCATCGAACGCACCAAAGTCTTGGCTAATTTTAAGGCAGACTCTACTTCTCCTGTTTCAAATTGGCCTCGAAAGCCGCCCTTAGCTCGATGATACATTTGTACTCCCCTATGTGTGACAAATCTTCGTCCGGGGAGTGCTTGAATTATTGCTGAAGCCATACTGGCTGCAAAGATTGTGACTGTGTCAATGTCTCTAAAGGTTTTCGCAAAGTCTATAAAGTCTTCGCCGTCGCGGATAGAGCCGCCTGGAGAATCGAATACGATATAAATTTTATATTTTTGATAGCCGCGCTTTCGGTTAAGTTCCGCTAATCTCATCTGGGCTGTGACCATAGAGCTTTCGCCGATGGAACCTCGAATGACCATAGTATTCTTTGTTGAGAGTAGGAGCGAATAGGTCTTATCCTTCGCATCCTTGGCATACGTTGAGCCTAGGAGCCCCAGACTAAGTATTAGACTTATCAGAATCTTCATCTTCTATACCCGCTTCCTTTAATTTTTCCATTAAAACCTTATTAATATTTTGCTGCTCTACTGCAGCCCGCATCTGTAAAAATATTTGTCTAACCAATTGATTCTTTGATAGCTTCTTTAACTCTCTGCGGAGAGCAGCCAGGTCGTGCCTAACTTCAGCTTCCATAATTTCATCATTTGTCGTCACTTTTTACTCTCCTATCTTCTAATGCCTTTGCGGCTCTATTTCTATACTCAGTAGTTAAGGCCAAGTAGGGGCTAAACTCCAAGTTATACTTAATTGCTATACGCTCACCAGACCTAGTCATATGAGTGCACATTCCAGCCTTATCCTTAGAATGCCCCAAAGCCTCCATAAGTGCTTTAGTAATTCCAAACATTCGATATGTGTGTTTAATATAAATATAGTGAACAACAAAGACATTGTCTATCTCCTCAGCACAGATGTACCCGTAAATATCAGTTAGGTCCTTATTATTACAAGCAATGAGGACTGTTGAAGTCTTAAGTAATTCTTCGACTGCTTTGTGGTGTTCGCCGAAGAAGACCGTATTGGATACTCCCTTAGCAAAGTTGCTGGCGCGATAGCTCTTTAGCCAGGAGCTAAATAGGAAATTTATGTCTTCCTCTACTGCTGGTCGCAGGGTCATAGGTAGACTCTTCTCACTCTTCATACTCTGTATCCTCCTCGGAATCAACGGACAGCTCATCGCCTTCGTCCCACTCTGTCTTAATAGTTACTCTTAAGACAAGTTCTCGGTCTCCGTCTGATAAGTTCATCTCTTCATACTCTTTTTGTAGTTCAAGGAGGGGTATATTTACGCTGGTCGTGCCAGTCTTTCCCTCAAGCATGGCCTTAGACATTACGTAGTGTAATACGTTGTGGGCCATTGCACTAAGCTTGCTTGCGGCCATCACTTAGCCTTCTTTGCTTTCTTCTCAGTCGCAGCCCTCGCAGCAATCTCAGCTCTCTGCTTTTCAGCCGCTTCTGCAATCGTTTGTTCAAGCAGAGCTCCCATCGAGTCCAGCGTCGAGATTTCGACCTCAATGGCTTCCATGCGCTGCTCTATCTTTTTCTTATTGGAGCTTAGATGTCCAAGCTCTTCACACAAGATTTTATACTTACTATTTATCTTTTCCTGCATCTTCTTCCTTCTTTCGCTTATCCCTAAGGGTTTCAACTAGAGTAGCCAATTCCTCATCCGACATATTGGCCAGGTCGCGCTCATTGTCGTGCTCTCTAGATTCTTTGCTAAGGTCAACTAAGCACTTAATGTGTCCTTGGAGGATACGAGCCTGCTTTTGGTCCAGGCCTTTGCCCTTATTGACCATATTCTTATAATTCAAAATCTCGGTAGTAATAATAGATACAGCTTCGTCCAGAACGGTCGAAATGCTAGGAGTTACAATAATTTCAGATATTTGGCCACGACGTTGTGGCACGATAATGCGCTTAGGCTTATAATCTTCGGACAAAACTGCTCCACGGTTACTTATATTTACTAGAACAGTGTTTCCGTTAGTTTATCTAGATTTGGTGCTCCGTACGTAGCGTACAAGGACTACGAGCAAGGCAAAGGTCCACAGCTCGTGGTGGATGACGTGCAGGAAGCTTAACTTCAGTGTGACTGGCCATAACGCAAAGCTTAGGCCCTGCATTAATTGGAGCCAGGCCCCCAAGACTTGGAATAGGAATATAGTTACGATGAGTCCGAAACTTGCAAGGAGGCCCGAGACCTTAATGTAATTTCTTCGCATATTCTACTCTCCTATCTTGCTGCTCTTGACTCCACACAATGTTTAGAACTTTCTCGCTTACTCTACCCACACACTGGGCGTGTGAGGCGCTGAAGAGCGCATATGCCGGCAATTGCCCATCAAGGGCAAAGCCTCTAGCTCGAGCCTCGTTTGAGCAAGGGTCTGGGAGTGTGGTGGCCCATAGGCGACCTCTGTAAGCATATATTGGTAGTGTTTTTTTATTCATTTTCTTATCTCCTCATAGCTCAAATCGAATATACGCACACCTGACTCATACGACCAAATCTTAGCCTCGTTACGCGTCATACGGCCTAGAACCCTATACCCCCTTAGGACTTCGTAAAGAAACGTCTGGAGGCCATCCTCGTGCGTCTCAGGGGGCTTCTGTGACTTCTCTGTCTTCTTTGACTTCTTCAAGAGCAGGTCCCCCATCTGTGTAAACGTCTCCATTCTCTAATATCTTTAAATTCTCGTACGGAGCTATAACGCGGCGCTGGTACTCAGCCTTTGCGCCTTCCAAGGCTCCCACGACATCATTCATAGTTTGGTAGCTGCGCCCCTTTTGCTCCGTATACGCTTTCAAGAGCAGGGTCACCGCATAATTTAACTCGCCAGCATTTTCGAGTCTATCGGCTCTTAGGCTGGTGTGTAACTGCTCTAGAGCCTCTCGGCGTTCTTTAGGTATATATGGCATGAGCTACCCCTTTCTCGCGTATACGCAATCTATGACCTCATTCAACAGCGCCTGTTGTTTTTTCACAAGCTTCTCCAATTTTTCAACCTTCGCCCTCAGTGATGTTTTTCCAAAGGTTGTACTCTCAAATTTGCAAGTACGATAATTCCAATAAGTTCCCGTATATTCTAGATTACCATCAACTTCTTCCTTAAGGTCCTTTACTTGAAGCTGCAAAAGCTCTATCTCTTTCTTATTATTATTACTCCACCACATCTTTGCTCTCCTTCGCATCGACCTGCTCTTGAAAAAGCCTAATCTCACCTATAGCCGCCTGCCTCACAGCAGCCCTAGCCTTAAACCACTGCTTACGCTCCCGCTCATCCCATGCATGTACAATCTTATCAATCTTCTTATCACATGGAAGGCACACAGTCTCTCCAGTCGCGGGCGTAGTTGCAAAGTCTTTATCCTTCCACGCCAAAGTCTTTCCACATGCATCACAGATTATAGTTATCCCCACGTCACACTCCCCCCAAGCTGGTCAGCCAAATACTCGGCTACCTCTCTAGCTTCACTTAAGTCCATAAAGTCCGAATCCTCTCCAATTGCCAACTGCTCGCCAAATAGGCGCATTTCTAGGCCTGCACACTTTGTGACCTTGTGGGGACGCTCCAGCTCCGCATCTGCCTTTGCTGCAGCTCTCATAGCCTCATAAGCCTTCAAAGGCCCTTTCTTCTTTTTGGCCATATTACAACCTCCCCAAGTTTATATCGTTATCAATGTCTCTGGCTTCCGTATCTACATATAAGCGATTCTTATGGGTATTATAAAATACTCTTTGGGTAGCACTTGTAATCATAGTACTTCGGCCATCAGACTCAAGAATTGTACCCTTGGGCATAACCTTGCCTTCTATGTATGCCCAGACATCGAAGCCTGTGGTCTCTTGCAAGATTGTGCTTATTAGCAAAGAAGCATCCAGGTTGTGTGCCGCCTCTCGATTAAAGTGGCGTCTTACGATAGCGCGCTCTTTAGCTAGAGTCTCATCTAACCTACTCTTAAACGCCGAGCTCTTGCCCGTACTATTAATCCTTACATACTTTAACATGTACTCTCTAGTAATTCGTATCATCTTTCCTCCAAGGACTTTAAGGCCGTGGTTATGGTATAGGAGACTATGAAGGCTATTAGGCCTACTGCGAGCAGAGAGTCTATGTAGACTCCTGCGGCTAATCCGGCTGCGACGCCCCACAATGTTCCGGCTATCGCTTTAATCATGTTTTTGCCTCCTTTGTCTTCTTTGACTTCTTTGCTTCTTTAACTTCTTCGCACGTCTTCAAGAGCAGGTCCCTAGCCTCCTAGTCCTTAGCCCTCTCGTCTCCATCCATTCTCATCCAGAGCCGTCTTCTCTTCGGGCTCCCACGTACAGTCCAACTTCTTCGCGTAGTCGGGGTCAATGGAGCTGGTAGGCATGGACGGCTTTAAGATATTATTATTGCTTATGTACAGGTTATACAACTCTTCGAGGCTTTTAAGGTCTGAGGCCTTCTTCGGGAACCAGTAGCTCCAGTCTGCCTCTATGGCCTCAATAATACTTTCCTTAGTAATCTGGTCAGCGCGCATGGGATATGTCCTCACAATACCCCTCACCGGAGAATTGCCATAATTGGTTACCTCTACTGGCTGATGTAATAAAACATCACTCTCATCCCAAAGAGCTCC